TAATTTAAATTTATCTTTATCAAAAGATTTTCTAACTCTGTTAATCTTTTGTAACCCAAAACTATTTCCATGCTCATCTTGAACAATAATTAAGTTTTGGTTTGTTCTATCAAATAGATTAACAACATGCTCTTTCATGCTATCTAACTCTTTGTTAAGTCTATTTGCTTTTAGCTTTAGTGTTGCATAAGCTAAGACTATTTTTTTTTCGTCTTGCTTTAGCTTTTTTGCTGTTTGCATTTTTACCTCTTTGTTAAGTTATGTATTTTTATAAATACCCAATCTTTATATATCTTATCAAATCTTATGCAAACGTTTATTTATCTTTTTTTTAATTAAGTTTAGTAGGTCTAGCATTAGTAGTAATAGCATTTGTATCCTCTAGCATATTAAATAGTCTTTTTATTTTTTTGGTGAACAGAAGTTCCTGCGCTGTGCCGTCAGTCTCTTTAGATTTAACTGAAGTTTTATTTCCACCACGAGAACGAGACGAGGCGACAGTTGTCGCCTCGTTAATTTTATCTTTAGCCACTACCAACTACACCAATATTCAACGACCTTTTTCTCGTTAATTGCTTGTTCACAATACTTCAAGAACTTGATGTCTTGTTCCTTGTACTCTTTAACACTATCCTCTTGGAACTGTTGCCCCCAGAAAAAACCGTCATCAGCATGATAGTCAGAAAAATCTTTCTGTATCTGATCGGCTAACTCTTTAACAACTTCCTCAGTCATGTAGCATGGTGCAGGTTGGTCACTATTGAAACCTAGATGAGATAAACTCCCCTCTATGTTTTCAGCAGGGTTTTGTTCTGCCCATTTCTTCGCCATGAATTGTTGAAGTCTTGCGTGTTTTCTCCATACAAAAACATTGGCTTCATCTCCGTAATCATCATTAGAATAGTATTGTTCCCAATCTACCTTTTGACCTCGAAGGTGTGCGTGTTGATCTAATCCCATAACTTTTCTCCTTTGTTGATTAATTTTAATGTCTTATCAACTCCCATATATTAATGCAACAATTATCTTTTAGAATTATTCTAAACTAGTAACCTGACCATTCTTCTTACCACGTACTGTTCTACCTGCGTGGGTGCCAAACTTCATAGTAATCTATGTGCCACATCATCCATTACCTCAAACGAGACCGAGCTTTACCATCAGCTTCCCAGCGCCAGTCCTGTACTCCAGCATCAGCTCACGCTGCCTGGATCCAGCTTAGGAAACGAGACGACATGTGGGTAATCAGATGATACCAACGAGCGCGAGAATCATCACGCCCGTCCCTGCTAGGGTGAGCCCTGGGAACATGAAGAGAAGGCACAACCAGACGACAGCCAGTGTCATTCTTTTGCAGCATCAGCTGCTGGACCGTCATCCTTCACCTCCGACTCCGCCCACGAATGTCCGTTAGCGATGCAGCGAGATCCGGTGCCACCGGTAAGTGCGTATACTTTACCTTCTTCAGGTTTATCAATTGAGTCAGGAGCAGCTCCAGCTGCAGGTCCTTCTGCCTGTATTCTTTTGTTCATATTTATCCTTTGGTTAACGAGCTACATATAAGACCCGATGGGATATATGTCAAGGCCTTTCTTTTATTTTCTTTAATCTTTCTTCGAAAGACCAACGTTTCTCCACAGGTAATTCTTTTACCATCTGTGCCACCAGCTCCTGAAGACTGGTTACCTGCTCCTGGAGCCCATCTATCTTCTTGCTGTAGGAACGAGCTTTGTTCTGTGTTCGAACGAGATCCAGTGCATCGAAATCTATTGCCATTCTTTCTCCTTTGTTTACCGAACCATACGATATCATGGGATACCTGTCAACCACGAAGTTCTCCTGAGCTGCACCCCCCTGAAGTTCCTGCGGGAGGGGGCTCACCGTTGTCTTGTGAACGAGAACGAGGTTTCTCTTAAACGAGAAACGAGATCCTGCTGCTGGTCCCGTCACCAGGCCACGCTAACTAAGAGGTAAATGTAACGTGGCCAGGAAACGAGAACGAGCTATGCCACCTGTTGTTCGGGATCACGCTGCGCCAGCTCCTGAAGGATGCGCTGCTGGACCGTGGGCCATTGATAAGGAGACGAGAACGAGAAACGAGGGGTCAGTAAACGAGGTTCAGTGAACAGTGACACCGGTCTGTACAGTTTAAGCTGTCTCTCAGAGAGGGTCTTACCCAAGTTCTCATGCAGTATAAATACAATACCACCAGCCTTGATATAACGATTGATCCAAACAATTTGCCATCGATTTAGTTTAGGATAATTTGACTTATCAGATTTGAGTTCTATCCAAAAAACACCTTGTTTATGTACGCCATGTATATCAGGTATACCATTGATTGAGCTAGATTCTATGCGAGTTAAAAACATTTGGTTAAGTCCTTCCTTGACCTTTTGCCAAAGTCTGCTTTCTGGATTTTTACCCGACATAAATTAACTTAACTTTTTAATTTCTTTGATCACTGAATTAGGAATTATAGTTGTATTACCGATACTTTCAATATCTTTTCCATTGTCTGTAAATGAGTAATCTCCAAAGATTCTTGTAACCCCTTTTGCTTCACTAAGTAGATGACCTTTGGTGATGCAGGTGGCAAGATTAGACTTTTTAAGTGCATCGAAGCTAGTCCACGAACTGTCCGAGACGATATCAAACCACTCCACAGAAACCATTGGATATTTATCTATTTCACTTTTTGTTTTTTTAGGTATTGTTATTTTTTTTCTCATTAATTACTACCTCTACAACACCAACACTTGTAAACATTGGATTATGTTTTTTATTAAACAATTTTATAAACTCAGACCAACTAGCTTTTTTTAGTAGCGTCTGTGACTTCAACTTCAACTGTTTTGGCGTTGTGTCCATCGATTTTTGCGGACAACTCCTTAAGTTTAATTTCAAGTTCCTCACGTGACATACCCTCCAAACCACTTACCCTGACTTCTTTCCTATCAATGTAAGCTCCTGCTAGTTGACCAGATCTATACTCAGCATTAATTGCTGCAGCATATTGTTTATCTTCTTCTGCTTTGTTTGCAATTCTGTCTAATCTTTTAAATCTTCTTAGGTTGTCACCTTCGTATTTTTTTAGTTCTTGATGAAATCTTTTATCAAAATATTTTGCTACATGTGGACTAGTTTTTCTAGAGAGTAATTGTGATGCAGTAGACTTAGCACTGTTATCATCCTTGCAGTCGTAACCAGCAAGCTTAAGCGCATCATGTTGAGTAATTGATCCCCAATCTTTTACGAGAATCTCTACAAACATTTTTTGTTTGGGAGTTAAATCAAGATCAGTTCTTAATTCTTTTTTCTTAAGTCCACCAGGCATTATTTTAATTTATTTAGGTTTCTAATAATGTATCGTCTCTTAGCTGTATTCTTTTCAAATTTTAAATCAACTTTTAAATTTCTTGATATACCAGATTTAACATCAGCTTTTGCATCTGATCTTCTTCCACCTGATTTTTTAACAATTTCAGAAGTTTTTCTACCACCACCCTTAACATACTTTCTAAAAGCACCTTTTATACCTGCAGTTAAAAGTCCTCCAAACATTTTTTTGTGAATCACACCACCTGCTGCTTTACGTCCAATTCTTTCTTTCATAAATTTTCTTACAGATTGACTAATAGCTTCTTGATTAGCAGCTCTTTCTTTTTTTGTCATCATTTGAATCATCATGGATCTTTTGCCTGCCTTGTCTGAAGCATAAGCTTTACCAAATATTCTAGGCCTTGGTCCACCTTTTGGTAGGCTTTTAGTTTTCTTTGCTTTTAAATATGCCTCCTTATCCATAAACTTAGTATTTTTAATATCACGCTTAACTTTATCTCTTAGTAATTTGTAATCCATTATTGGAGTAAAACCCTTGCTTTTTTTATTTCTACGCACAGACGCTTTATGAGTTCTCAAAGCTTTTCTGAATTGTGCTTTGGCAGTATCGAATATTAATTTTTTAACCATATTTATATTATATAGATTTTTCAGACCTATGACTATATCCCCTAAATCGACTGACAGCTGCTCCGCAAGAGTGGTGTATCCCAGATACACCATAGATACACCATAGATACACCATTAAAACACACTTAAAGTATTGATATATATACATTATTCTTCTTCGGATACACCAGATACACCATTATTACCCTCTGAGCACTTTTCTTTTTAAGTTACTCTGTATAATCTATATAGTAGAATTTTACCGTTGTCCGGTGTCCGGTAATATGGTACGTTTTGACATGTCAATTCGTCTGACATATTTACTTGGTTTACCAGCAGGACTTCCTTGCTCTCTTAGTCCTGTTGGTACAAAATCTTTTTTCCCACCATGACTACTCACCTCTTCGTAAATTCTCTCTATCAATTCTTTTTTTAATTTCTCTTCTCTCCTCTTTAGAACCCGCCTCTCGATACAATCTATATAGTTCTCTGTAATTTAACCAATGCGTTTGCATCTTAGAAAATCTAATTTTTTTAAGTTTTATTAATTTAAAAAACTCTCCACGTATAAGT